TCCGTTACAAACCAGGCTATACAAGTCCTTCAAGGACCATACATTACAAACACATATGGTGGAGGGATACAGTGTCAAGGTCCCACTCGCAACTTCACTCCCTATGTAACAGGAAGTGCTTCTGCTTCTAAACCATATGAACCTTATTATATGGATCCTGTTTATGATGTGAGTGATAACTACGGTGCCTTCGATGATAATGGCGATCCAATTGGAGACGGTCTAATTGATAATCCAGGAGACATTCAATTCCACAAAAAAACCAGGACTGGTCAGAAAGATAACTACAGTCTAGGCATTGGTTTCTCTATGACATGGAGTACACCCATCGATAAGAGCTTACAAGATCTTTGTAAACAAGCAGCACGAACTCAGATTGAATTGAACTCACAATTAGTTGCTAACAAAAGGTTAGATTTTGAGATTGCGAGACTCAAGAATTGTGGGGATTTGATGTTACGTGGAATACGATTTCATCCCAAGTCCCCTTACTATAAGGTGTGTGCTGATGTGGTTGTGAATAATCCTCCAGGACATAAACATCCACACGTACATAGAATTCCTTCTACTTCTTCGTCTTCGCCTGAACAGCGCGAATCTTTGCAATCGCTTCATTCCTCTGACGCTGCTCAGCTCGGCGCTCCCCTACAGACTCGATCTTCATTTGTTTCCCCCTAATCTTAGCAATCTTCTTCATTACTTTTTTGATAGTAGGTTTCACAACCTTGAGAAGAATATCTGCTAAAGGTTTTGCCAACAGTGCAGATGTGGTAGCAACCAAAGCAATACTCGCAGTAGTTGTTACTGCCCCAGCATTAGGTATGTTGCCGATGATCTGATCAGGAATGGTTAGGTTCTCGGTAACCATCAAACATTCCTTGCCCACCCTTTCATACCCAGTAATTTTCTTATTGCCCTCTAGGATCTTTCCTACAGGGTTTTTTAGTTCCTGATCTCTTGTAGGACATAGTTTTACTGTTACTGCCTCGGTGTTGGTTGGCGGTACTGATGATGCAGGTGCTTCTGGTTTTTCTGGAGATGCTACCTTTGGAACAGGTGCTTCATATTCAAACTTCAATTCATCTTTATTGTAGTCAATCGGATTGAAAGACGGCATTCCAGAATCACAAAATACTTTGACCCCTTTGGGATCATCTTCAGAAAGAACACCACTTCTTTCTTTGGTGGTATTCTGTTCATGTGCCTCTACACAACCAGGCACATTAACAATTGGAGATCCAATGTTGACCGTCACTGGTGCAGCATAAGGAACTGATGGTGGAGTGTATTGATATGTTCTCAATTCACCAATACTGATATCTTTGATATCAACATCAATACCACTAATAATAGGAATATCCATCAGCAATCATTAAATACACTACCAACTTGAGAACCTAGTGATGATCCTGCTTTCTGTCCTAGAAGTAGTGCCCAACCACCTGCTAACCATCCGATGTAAGGAATGTTGACAACGGCAGGGACAATGGCACCAGCAGCAATAGCACTACCTGCCATCGCACCTTGTGATCGTGCTCCAGCGTCCGCCGCTATACACTCTGCGCTTTGGGCATTCATCTTTCCCTCTTCACCTATTGCACCTCCCGCTCCTCCTATGTTACGGGTTCCGTCCATAGTGTATTGGTCGTAACGAGTTTCACGACGCACCTCAGTACCACCACCAAACAATCCTTTCTTATTTTTATTAACACCAAGAGATCTATGCGACTCTAAGATGGCAGGATCGTTTGCTCGGTATTCAATTTCATATCCATCCTTACCTGCTTTGATAGTATAGGAGGAATAATCTCCTCTAGGTATATTGATAGTAGGGACTTCTCTCAATTTAGGGGTATTGTCCCTGACAACATACCCTAAAAGTCCAATATGAGAAATACCAACCAATGCTCCTAGTGCAAGTGCAATACCCTTGATGGGCGACTTGCTCGGTACTTGCTCGGTGACTTGCTCAGTCTCTTTTTTCTTAGGATTGAATATGGCCATGGTCAGAATGGAAGTGCAGGACCTGTAACCGCAGCAGCACCACCACCAACTGCAGGAGTAGCAGGAAGGGCACCGCCAGTTACGTTAGGCAACTCGGGCATAGCAGCATCTAGCATACCTGGAAGGGCACCAGCGACTGCCTCTGTTGCTGCTTTAGTAGCAGCACTCTTTGCTTGATCGATAAGGGCATCCTTATTCAACAGCAAATAAGCACTACCACCGATAAGACCAAGAGAGGTCAGACCAGACAGCAGTGCTACAACGTTAATCAGTTTTTGCATCTTTCTTTGGCTCAACGGCGGAAACAACAGTAGGTTCTTCCTTCTTCGCTTGTGCTGCTTTAACGTTACCACCACCTGCTTTAGCAGGGGACAGTCCGAACGCAGCTAGCGATCCAGAAAAGACAGATGCGATAAAAGTAGGATCAAAATCTAAAATCTTTTGACCGTTTGGAAGTCTAACGTAAGAAAATGTAAGGAGAGAAGCAGACCAAATAAGAACAACAACTTTTACAAGATTACCAAGAACTTCACTTTTATCATCATCGTCTGCCTTCTCTACTTTAGGCTTATTATTAGCCATAGTAGAATAGTAAGGCTCTACTATTTAGTTTTTTTCTTGCCAATATTATATTTAGTTTCTAGGATCCACTCACCCTTCTCCTTGAATGCAATAACTTTGATTTGATTCAGTGGTGCAATATCAGTGATTACTTCTGCGTTGACAACGACGATGAGTCCCCAATCAGACAAGAGTTGTACGATACGGTTACGACGTTGAACATCGTTAGCAGTAAGATTAGCCTTTTTCCCATCGAGTGCAAAGAGTTCCTTAAAGTGTACGATATAGTATTTACCCTTCTTGTGTAAAATATGGCAAGATTGGTAAAGTTTCTTTTCTTTGCGAGAAGCGACACCAATACGAGTCAAAGTCTCACGCACTTTTAGGAAATCATCTGGTTCTTTCAGAGTAACTTCAATCATATGAGATTCAGTCCAGTGAATCTCTGGTTCCGCAAATGTGGTCATTTCAATCCCCCAATATCAAGTTTAGATCTAATGTAGTTTATTTGGTCGGTTGATAAAATCCTAAGTGCTTGGAGTGCTTTGGCGTCACTATAACCATAGTAACTTTTGATACAATCTAAGTCTTCAACTTTATCTTTTTTTATCCAAGGAGAAAAACGTTTCTTTTTCCTAACGGTATTTATAAAGAAAGAATATTGCATGTCCTTGGGAAGGTTATGATGTATATTCATTTCATTAGCGAAAAGAAGTGTATCAATATGACCAGACAAACATCTGTTTACAATAAAAGGGGGATACTTTTTAATTGCATCAGGATCATTCTCAATCAGATCCTCTTTAGTATGGTTGATAGAGTTCAACCAGTCTTTCAACTCATACTTCATTTGAACACTGCGGTAACACCAACAACTTTTGCTCCAGGGTTACGAGCAAGGGCAACCTTACGGGCATCTTGATAATCGACAGCTATCACTTCTTCTTTGAATACTGTGCCTGCTTTGAACAAAGTAACTTCACACTTCATAATTTAGTAGTAGAATCTCTTTACGATCTTTCTGCTCTTTCATGTATTGACCAACAGATCTCATGGTATAAGTCAGATCAAACTCATAAGTTTTCCAATCCTTGAATCGATCTTTGATAAGTTGACTGGCGTTGTAACTGACCATGCACTTACACTTTGCTGCACCCATAGAAGATGCAAACAGATCATGATCAAACTTCTTATGCATGGCACCCTTTTTACCATAAAGATTATCTTTGATCTCATAAGGGGGATCAAGATAGATGAAAGTTTCAGGATCACCATTCATCAATTCTTCATATGAAAGATTTGTGATGGTCCAGTTACCAATCAGTTGTTGATAGAACTTTAGATTGTCTATACCTCTAAGGCTGAAGTTACTGTCTGAGGCTTGCTTTGAGAAGGAACTTGCTTCTGTAAGACCTGAAAAACTGCACTTATTGACAATGTAAAAAGACACAGCACGATGAATATCCTCGCTATCAGAAAGGTCTTTGGTAAGGTACTTCTTTGCATCATTGAAAAGATGCCTCGCGGAAGTGGGGTCAGGGTGCCTTTGTTTGAGCTGGAGTAGGATGTTCGCAACTTCATTACCATTTAGTTGTAGTTGTTTCCAAAAATTATATAATGGTTCGTACAAATCGTTGACCCAAATCTTAGTACCTGGGAAACGTTTTGTCACTTCGATAGCAACAGAACCTCCACCGAGGAAAGGTTCTCTATATTCACTCAGACCTTGAGGAAATCTAGGAAGAATGTACTTAGTTGCCCGACTCTTTCCGCCTGGGTATCTTAATGGTGTTTTCAGGGACTTCATAATTAGGTTGGTGGTACTTTAGATATTCCCAAAAAGTCATCTTCATTTCTTTCTGAGACATGCCACAGTGAGCAGCGGCAGTAGGTAGGTTCATTGTAGCATAAAACAATCCTTCATGTGCTTCTGCTACGTTTTGGGGTGTTGTCTTGACGATCATACGATCAACTTCTTAGATGATGGTGTGACAATCTTGCTGCCAAACATTTCATTGTACTTCTTGGCAACATCTTCTTGAGTTGCTACCACATACACAACGTGTTTCATGGAGACAGTAATATCTGGATTATCGTTATCAATAACAGTCGCCCATGGTGCAAATCCAACACCTTGAGCACTAGGAAGAACTACAAGTCCATTCCTGACAGTGATTGTTTCATCGGTTTGACCGACAACTTCAGCGATAATTTCTTCGCCAGTTACAATACGAATTAGTTTTACATCAATCATTTGAATTCACACTCACACATAAATTTTTTAAAATTATTTTTTGTAGACAATTCATAGTGATTATCCACAGAACTAGTTTGCAATGGACAGAAGAAGTCGTAAATACCGTCACTGACCATATCATTAAATGCGCTGATCATATAATCTCTTGCTCTAATGATTTTTTCATTTTCAAATGGGAAAGCAAAAACTAACAAAAATCCCAAACGATAATTATCGTTTTGTTTTTTCAGATCAATTGCAGATCCTAGTGCTTCTTCAACACGAAGATATTTACACTTTTCAATACTTTTTGAGGTAATGCTTTTATATTCAATAGCAATACGTAAAGAAGGAAAATGTAAGTCCCATTTTTTCCAAGGTCTATATTTAACTGGGATTTTATCTTCAGCAATACCTGAATTGTTACCTTTCAATAAAAGATTGGTAAGAGGTTCAAAATGCTTGTCCTGTCGAATTGCTTGTGTTCCTTGTTCAGATCCAACAATATTCCAATACTCATTTAAAAAGTCCAAATTCATTTGAATTCACACTCCGCCATAATTTCAGTTAGACACGCTAGGAGATTGATCTCCTGATCTGCCACGAAGGCAGTTTGATATTGGTACTTAGCAATGACCAGGACAGCAGCAGGGATGCTAGACCCCTCCAGAGCGGCGTACAGGGCGTCGTAGACACGCCTCAGGATGGTTGCAGGATCATTGTCTAGGTTGTTGACCACCCACTTCCTAACCTCACCAAACCGCTTATCCTTGAGGTTTTTGACCAGAGTGTTGGTATCAACGTCAGTGATCTGAACCAGGATAGAGGTGTCGATAGACCCACCAGTGCCATGCCGCTGACACTCATTTAGAACACGTCGCCAGTCAGGGAAGTGTTTGTTGATTAGTTCGGCAAGTACCTTTGGATCATATTGTACATTCTCCTCCTCAAGTATAGTCCTGAGACGGTTGAAAAACTGTGCTGCGATTGCAGGTTTGTCTTTGCTACCGATTGAAAAGTCGATGACTGCACATCGGGAGTGCAGGGGTTCGATGATTTTGTTTTTGTAGTTGCAAGTGAAGATGAATCTACAGTTGCTATAAAACGCCTCAATGTTTGCCCGTAGTAGGAGTTGAACATCGTGGGTGGTGTTGTCAGCCTCATCAATAATGATGACCTTTGGTTTACCAGTTGCTTGAAGTGATACGGTCGATGCAAAATTCTTTGCTTGGTTCCGTACAGTGTCAAGAAATCGTCCTTCATCTGATCCATTGATAACAATATAATCACACCCAAGTTCTTCACACAACGCTCGGGCAACCGTTGTTTTGCCAATACCTGCAGGACCCGCAAGCAGTAGATTAGGAATCTCCCCAGTCTCTACAAACTCAAGGAGAGGTTTCTTGATTGCATTTGGCAGGATGCAATCGTTCACAGTTTTGGGTCGATACTTCTCAACCCAAAGAAAATCATTACGACTCATTTTTCCTCAAACTAAAAGAACCATCTTGGTTGTCAATCCATTCTAACACATCCCCCTCAACCCATCCAGTAACTTCTAGAAGATCGTCGGGAAATGTGATCACACCATCTTCGTCTACTCTAAGAATCCACTTCATACCCAATTCGGTTTTCGGGATTCATCACGAAGATAATTAGATGCAACCCAAGGTTTGCTGCTAATGTACATCTTGTAAGCAGTAAAAGTGTCAATGCTTGTGTCATGTTTATATTCATCTGGCATTGCTCTGGCGAAGTTGTCTGCTAGAGAGTAGCAAGTGATTGTTTTCTCAGAGTGTCTGTGGAAAATTTTCTTTGCCTCAAATAATGTTTTAGAACATGAATGTGTTTTACCGTAACGGTGCTTGTATTCGGTACATAAAGCAATACCATGCTGAATCAACCAAGCAGTGTTGTAGTGGTTTTGTGCTGCCCAAATTGTACAGGGATGATTACGGAATGCACCTTTTACAGTTGCATAGTAACCACCATCTTTCTTAGGCAGCGGTGCCCAATCATAATACCACTTACTGTAGATGATAGCAAGCATCTGACAGCACTCTAGTGGCATTTTGACTACGTGTTTGTCAGGCAAACATTGTGCTGACACACTTGGGTCTTGTTGTGTAACGAAGATGTTCAAGGGGTCTCGGGTTCAAGAGCGATGTAGTATTTGAGGTTCAGAGACTTGTGATTGAAAACTGAGATTAGTTTATCAGAGATGACAACCTCATAAGATCCAGGAAGGATACGAATGTTCTCGATCTTGTAAGAGAACTCAAACACTTTGTCAGTCTCACCGACGACAATAGAGTATTCGTTTGAGGTGTCGTTCTTCTTGTCCTTCACCACCAGACTAATCTTAGCACCATCACCGATGACGCACAAGTCAGGAAGACTATAAATTGATGAAGCTTTCTGAAGAAGACTCAGTTGTCCATCGTTGAGAACAAACTCAACATCGATCGAAGGCATTTGAATCCCTTTCTCAGGGGGTGCCTTGATCAGGGATGGTTCACAATAGAAATACTTTACGCGACTGCCATTGTCTTTGATCGTAAGATATCGTTGATCAGAAAACTCAAGGTCAGGATCCTGATGGAGATTGAAACCATTCAAAAATTGACCCAGGTCATAGATAGCAAAATCATTAGGGAACTCCTCAGTGATAGTTGCTTCTGCCAGGATGTTCTTCATATTAGAGATCGTGCGAAGAACGTTCCCTTTCTTGACCAGCAGAGACTGGTTGATCTCACAGAAGTTACGAAGAATATTCTTAGTATCGTTAGTCAGTTTCATCATGCGTTCAGTGAGGGTAGTTGCTAGTTTGTTTGTGAATACCAGCGAAGTGGTAAAGGAGGATGCAATAGTGAATTGCTTTCAGGATGTCCATCTTGGACTTGCCACCCTTCTTACCGAAGCGAGACAGATACTTGATAGCGTTTGATCGGCAGAAAGGTTCTGCATCACCAATACTTTCAATCAGATCAAGTGTCTGAGTTTGGGACTCCTGAGAAGTGTAGTGAGCACGATAGGTTCCAGACAGATACTCACGGACTTCTTTGAGTGTCAGGTCTTCATCATACTTCCAAAAATGTGATGGTCCAAGATTCAATTCTGATTTCAATTCAGTTTCAGATTCCATAATGTGATCGTAAAGTAGACTCCATGCATTAGTCATTATATCAGGAATCTTCTACTTTGTCAAAGTCAACGTCAGCATCAACCTTGTCATACAGTTCTTGGAAGGACTGCTTAGTTTCATCATCAAAACGGTTGAGGCAGATCTGGATTGCCTTTGCTTTGTCATCAAAGATGTTGTATGCCTTGATGATATGAACCAGGCGACGAGTAGAGATCACTTCATCAACACCACCGTCAGCAAAGGTCTTGCGAATAATGTCTGCCCAATCAGCAAGACGCTTACAGAATTCAGCATCTGCACACAGTTTGTTGAGAATCTTGACCTCAGTAGAAAAAGTAGGATACTCTTGCTCAAAAGTGACAGGAAAACGCTCAAGGAATGCTTCATTCAGAACGTTAGTTCCAATGAAACGACCGTCTTCAGAACCCTTGCCCTTAGTGTTGGCAGTTGCAACCACATTGAAACCAGCAGCAGGTTTGATATACTTACCAATCTTCTTGAGGAAGACACCCTTGCCCTCCAGAATTGATTGCAGACACAGGATCTTGTTAGATGCCAGGTCAACCTCATCTAGAAGCAGCACAGCTCCCCGCTCCAGAGCTTCGATGACTGGACCATTATGCCAAACAGTTTCACCAGCAACCAGACGGAAACCGCCAATAAGATCATCCTCGTCAGTTTCGATGGTAATGTTGACACGGATCAGTTCCCGTCCCAGTTGAGAACATGCTTGCTCAACACTGAAGGTCTTACCGTTGCCAGACAGACCAGTGATAAACGTGGGGTAGAAGATCTTGGACTGAATGACTTTCTTGATATCGTTGAAGTTGCCAAACTTGATAAAATTATCATCTTTCTCGGGGACAAGGTTTTGCTTCACATTATCCATAGTCTGAATCTTATCTTCAAACTGCTGACGTGCTTCTTCAACAGTGAGGTTCCACTTGTTGTAACCGACTTTATATTGCTCAAGTCGCTTGCTGACAGTGGGATAGGAAGCGCCAAACTCCAAAGAAGCAGCACGGATAGCATCTGCACCAAACTCGGATCCGAAGTTATCTTGAATGAAAACCGTCAGAGCATCCATGTTGATGTTGGTTTTGCGAGGCATTGTAGGGCGTCCCTTTGTGTATGTATATATTATACATGAAAAAACCGCCCTCACAAGGGGCGGTGGACAGTTGTCAGACTGGCAGTCGAGCACCAACTAGGTCTCCATAGCGTTCCAACGATTTGTCATAGTAGGATTTATCGAGTTCACATCCAAGAAAGTTTCTATCAGATTGTATAGCAGCAATCATTGTAGATCCAGAACCACTGAAGATATCAAGGACTGTATCTCCAGGATTGGTATATGCTTTGATAATTCTTTCCAGTATCATCAGTGGTTTCTGAGTCGGATGCCAGTTCACATATTCTTTGCTAGTGGTGTGGTTGTTTTTCTCCCACACACAGGTAGGAATAGTTCCTTTCTCATACGCTTTTCCAGTCCTCAAGTTCTTAGAAACTTTTCTTTCTACACGAACGTCATCGGCGTTGAATAGAAACTGCTTACCCTTAGACCAGCACCAAGCATACTCATGTTTTCTAGCAAAGTTGTTCTTACTTCTGCCACCCCAGTTGTAACTCCAAACAATCTCATTCTGTGGAGTGAGGATAGAGTTGTGGTCAGTTGTTCTCAACTTATAAAGAAGAAATGTCTCTGTCTTCAGAGTTCCGAAGACTACAAGCATTCTTTCAGGTTTGAGAACGCGAACACATTCTTCTGTCCATTTATCACACCACTCCAGGTATTCTATTTCACTACCCCATTGAGAGTCCCAACCTTTACCACCATCAAATCCAATAAAGTAAGGAGGATCGGTAAGGACCAGATCCACAGAATTGTCTGGAATAGATTTGATATACTCCAGACAATCTTGATTAGATAATGTCATGCAATGATGGAGATAAATTCGGTCAGGATTTTTTTGTTGAGTGCTTTAGAAGAGAGTGACTTCTTGAAAGCATTACGAATCTGAGTCTTAGATGCAGATTCCTCCACATCAAATTCTACACTATTGTTGAGAGAATTGCAAGCGATGGCAAAGAACACGTCAAATCCAACCTTCTTGATCACAACAGACTTATTTTTACGCCATTGCTTAGTGACTTTCTCACGATCTTCCCAAGCAACCCAGTCACGTTGGAAGTTAGAGAAGTCGCGACCACTGACCAAACGAATACCAATGATATTGGTGTTGGGAAATGTTTCACTAAGGTCTTTGATCAGGTTAGAAGTCTGATCACTATAGGAACCCATCTGGGTAACATGACCCGTCTTACGATTGCGAAGATAGGTGCGGTCATTTACAGAACTTACTCCCCAATAATCTTTACTGTAAATACTTTGTTCTGCGGGAATGCATACAGATGAAAGAATAGGTGCAGATTCACCATCAGTCAAGATGATTGCATTAACCTTCTCAACACCAGTTTTATTCTGAAAGTGTGGGATGATTTGATGCAAAGTAACAATAGCATTGTTCAGTGGAGTGCCACAGAGACCGTAACTAGGAGGAACACTGTACTCAACATAGTAACGGAAACTGTATGCCATCCTGTACAGATTGAGCATTTGCTTATCAAGTTCTTTAGTTTTTGCTTCACTGCTGATAAGATTCAACATTTTGAATTCCTTGAAGAAAACAACAGTATTCTCAACCAAAGGGGACATCCAACGGTCTTCATGATCACATGCAAACGAATTGATGAATGCATAAAGTTCAAAAGGAATCTTGACCTTACGGCAGAAAGAAATAAGGTTCAGGACTTGCTTGACGGTATCAAGAATAACCTCACCCATAGAACCAGACCAGTCAAGGACAAACACAAGACCATGATTTTTACCGTCAGGGAGGACGGTGATTTTTTTGAAAATATCCTCATTGTACTTGTACGTGTGTAATTTAGTACAATCCAGCACACCTGTCCTTGCAATACTGGAACGTGAGTACTGACTTGCAGACTTCTTCATCTCAAACTCTTTGACCAGATAGTTTACTTCTTTGGCAGAAGACTTACAGAACTGGCGATAGGAAAGATCAGAACTATCAAATGATTCTTCACAAAAGACACTAAAGTGATCATTGAGGTCAGCAAGAACTTTTTCATGTGAGTGAATAACTTTATCAAGATCAAGATTGGGGACCTCGATATACTTGTTATCATGAGTATTATGTCCAATCAAATCTTTGAGTTGTTCATCCAACTCACTCTGAGTTTTTACTTCTGGTTCGGACGATTCACTATCAGTAAAATCTGAATGAGACTGAACATTGCTACCAGCAGTGTTGTTAGAAGTCTCAACTTGATCTTGAGATTCATCAGAATCCTCTTCCGAATCGATTTGGATTGATTCAGATTGGGGTTGACCATCAGTTGATGATTGTGGAGAACCTTGATTGGTAGGTTGCTGTTGATCTTCCTGTTGCTTTTTGTGCTGATCTTTACAGTAGCGGTAGAGTTTTTTAGCTGCATCAATAGCATCCTCAAATGTTTCTGCGTCTTCAATAGTTTTGATGATGTCACTCTCTTCTTGATTGAAGAAAGGAACATCAGTGAAGTTACCGATCTTGAAATAAAGATTAGCACGGTCAGCAAGATTCATCTTGCCAACTTCTTCATCTTTGATAGAAAAGAAGTCCTGTTCAGCAAGTTGACCATAACCCTTGTAAAAGGTTTTACGAAGACCGCCAAACTTACGCTTCATCAGTTTCTCAACACGAACGTCCTCAGTGACATTCAGAAACTGCATAGGCACTTTACATTTTTTTCTCCAATCTTCGTTAGGAGTATACAATGCATGACCAACCTCATGAGCAACCAGCAGGTCAAACACCTGATTAGAGGCACGTTTCCAATTAGGAAGAGTCAGTACACGCTTCTGCACATCAAACTGAGCAGTTTCAACATTGCGGTGCTCAACGATTAGGTTCTCGGTAGCGAGCAGTTTGGCAAGTTGACCCTTGACTTCTAGATTGACGTACATCGAACCTCTCTGTGTATGCACATATTATAATACCCCTAGGGAGGTTCCCTAGGGGTGAGTGGACACTTAGTTGACTGTCACCTTCTTACTGAAGTTTTTCACCTTCTCAAACTGGATGGTGTCTGCAAACTTATCTTGAAGGATGTCACCTTTGTGAGATATGACAAATATATTTGCATCCTTGACTGCAAACCTGACAATCTTCAAGAAGTCTTCTGTACCAGATGTATCAAGAGAACTGTCAAAAATCTCATCAAGAATGAGAAGATTAGTATTGACTGAATTCTTGACTCTTGCAACTTCTCTCCATGTAAACAAAAGTGCTAAGTCAATTCTCATCTTTTCACCTTCAGAGAATGATGAATAGGAAAAGTCTTCGTGAATGGGAGACTTTACAGTTTCGTTGAACTCACCATCAAGAGAGAAGTTGATAGAGAAATCCATTTGAGTCAAGTATTCTCTACAAGTTCTATTGATGAGAGGGAGATACTTTTTGATAATGCGAGTCTTGACTCCACTATCTTTCAAAAGATAATTGATTGCATCGTGCTCATCTCTTGCTTTTTTAGTTTCTGAAATCATGTCATTCAGAAGTTTCTTTTGCCCCAAGAACTCTTGGCGCTTTTCAATCTCTTTGTCAACATTATTGTTTCCAATACTAGAGATCTCTTTAGTGATATACTCAACCTGATTATCGATGTTTATACAGTCATTCTTTAGTTTTCTGAAGTCATACTTCTTTTCTTGAATTTGATCTGCTAAAGATACAATGTTATCAATATTAGTCTTCAAGGAAGAAAGTTCAACATCAAGTTTTTCAAGTGCATTGACCATTTCATCAACACTATCTCGATATGTAGAGATCTTTTCTTCTTTGAAAGAAGAATCAATATGCTGTCCGCAAGTAGGACAATCATCAGTCTGTTGGAAGAACTTCAGATCTCTATTATGTAAATTTTTCTTAGAAGTAATTTGAAAAGAAAGAGATTTTAGTTTATCATGCTTCTCATGCAACTTCTTTGGAGAGATATACATCTTCTCCAAAGTTTCTATTGTAGTAAAGCACTCGTCAATTTGACCTGATAAAATTTTCTTAGTATTTTTCAATCGCTCAATCTCTTCCTGCTTCTCAGAAATCTTTTTGTCCGACTGAGATGTGAGTTCACCAATAAATCTATCTTGAATGTTGATCTTCTCATTGACCAATTCTGCGCGAGAATCTAAATCCCTGATCTCTTCATTGATCATTCTCAGTTTCTCTTTTGCTAAGATATGCATGGTAGAGAAAATTTTGATATCAAGAATATCCTCAATGACTTCACGTCTACCAGCAGCAGGCAGTTGCATGAATGGAACAAAAGTACTACTGCCTAGAATAACAATCTGAGTAAATGATTTGAAGTTCAACTTCAAAACATTTTGTTCAAACCATTTCTGCTGATCTGCAGCAGAAGAGTTCTGATCTAACTTAGTTCCATTCTTATAGATTTCAAAGATATTTGGTTTGATTCCACGAACAATTTTCCATTCAACAGAACCAATAAAAAACTCTACTTCAGCAACACACTCTTTTGCATTGATAGAGTTGACCAGTTGTGGTTTGTTGATCTTTCTGAATGGCTTACCAAACAAGGAGAATGTCAATGCATCAAGAATGGTAGATTTTCCTGCACCATTTGTACCAACAATCAACGTTGCCTGAGAACTATCCAGAGCAATTTCGGTGAAGGTATTGCCAGTAGAAAGGAAGTTACGCCACCGAATCGTTTTAAAAAGTATCATTGGGTTCAGGAATTACAAAGTCATCAGGAGTAATAATGGAATACTTATATCCCATAAGTTCGCATGTCTTGACGATACCATCGTCATCTACTTCTACGATTTCTAAAGCAGGGTGATCATCTGCTTCCAGAAGACCAGCATAGCGTACTGCGTCGTCTTTGTCAATAAAGAGTTGTAAAGATCTACTTCCGTCCTTGGTATTAGAAGCATATGCTTGCTGACCAGATCCTTCGAGAGTGAGTATGAACATTATACCTCTGATGCTTCCACATATAGATTTTTGAGGATACATGTCAAAGAAGACTTATTCAGATCAGTCTCAAGTTCGTTTACATATTTCTCAAGAGTAGTCAAAGTATCTTCTACTTCAATCTCTTCTTCACCATCTGCACTCAGATCAAAATTTTCAATAACTTTTACATCGTGAGCACCAGAGTAATAAACATTCTCTAGGAACTTGTCAAAGGTTTTATAGTCAGTTTTCTTTTCTACAATTACTTTGATAAATTTCTCACCATAATTTTCATAGTCATGGTCTGAATAATCATTGACTTCATCATTATAGGTAACTTTATCAAAGATTGTGTAAGGATTTTTGATGTACCGTAGACTAAGATCATCAGTATCAAAGATGTGAAACCCTCTTCTGTCACCATAATCATTCCAATAGATTTGATATGGATTTCCGAGATATGTTACATTACCTTTGGTGCTCTTGGTATGATAGTGACCAGAGAACACCTTCTCAAATTTTTTATATTTATCTGAACTATCGCCACGTTGATGATTGTATCCAGGGTGTGCATCAAACCCAGAAAGTTCTAGGTGACCCATAGCAACTTTTGCTTTTGTACTCTTGATGAGTTTGTTAGTTTCTACAACATTCTCTTCATTGATCCAGGGAATGAAAAGAATAGGCAACCCACCAATCATCACTTCAGTAGCTTGTGAATAACATTCTACATTGTGATAATCCTCAAGAAGAAGTTCTACTGTGTTGATCTTATTTGTATTCTTATAGTAAGCAGTATGGTTTCCAATTACTGTATACACCTTCGTATTGTGTTGCCTAAGAATATCATAGTAATTTTTCTTTGCCCACTCCAAAGACCAAAAGTCAATACTCTTTCTATTATCAAAAGTATCTCCCAAGTCAATTACATTATAGATACCCTCCTCCTCAAGAGTAGGGAAAAAGACATCTCTGTAGAACTTGGAGATAAAATTGTGGAAGATCTGACTTCCCTTTCTCATACCAAAGTGTTGGTCCGTGATGATAGCTACTTTCATTTGGTTTCGTGACCGTATTCAATTACAATTTTTTTATGGGTTGTATTTCTATCAGTACAAATGTAATGCTTGACTTCACCTTTTAGTATCTTACAAATATTATCTATTTGCAATTGTACAACAAACTCTGTGAATACAGGTGTTATTCCTATCTTTTCGGATCCAGGTTGATTGAAATCATCCATTAGGGCGTCCTCCAATAGCATCCCACATTTGTTGTACCATATCAACAGCAGGTGGGGTCTGATAAGGTTGTGGTGGTTTCGATTTCCACTCATCAATTGCTTCCTGTGTAGGAACCGCGATTGTGAATGGTGTACCCTCTTCTTCAAATTCCTTATTCATATCAATATATGTTTGAGGAGTAATTATAATTTCAGTCATAGTTTACCACTCACAACAGAAGATCCTACTACTCTTGTATATTGGTCAAGAGTTCCATCTTGTTCACACTTAAGGTGCCAACGTGTCATAATAGTGACACCATCTTTTGTACCGCCAGTCATCATCCGACGACCTTCCTTGGTCATTGTTGAATACAAACCATAACGAGTTTTCCAGACATAGAATACATCATCAACTAATTCTGCATCATCAGGAATACCCATCTCTCGTAGGTTTGCTGTCTCTAACATTTCTTCGTGTGTCATCTGTTCATCCTCACTTCAACGTTTTCTTTGATACTATTCATCTCTGAGATATCATATCCCACATCGTTTGAGTCTGCAGTGAACACCTGATCAAAACCAGATCTCTCAATAATTTTGTTCTTGATCTCTAACTGTTTCTTTTCTCTCTGTATTCGTCTAAGAAATGCGTAGTATATAATCTGAGTGAAGTAAGCAAACGGATTATTAGATTTGTTTGGATCGAAATTATCTACATACTGGACACAGTTCTCCACCCCATCACAAATCATATCGTCCTTGAACATGTAGTTGACAAAGTTAGGTCGATATGATAAATGATTAGCAATCTTCAAAAAGCATTCACCAATGTAATTTGTAATTCTCGGTTTAGGTAGGTCATTCTCTTTAGCATACGCCACCTTAGATCGATAAACAATCAGTGCTTCTAAAAATTGTTTGTTGTTTACATAATGTTCTGGTTTTGCAGCCATGGAGAAGTGTCCGTTTTCATGTGTACATCATAACACAGAAACCCAGGCTTGACAATACCCCTGAATCAGTGTACAATAACCTTGTGGAGGTTCAAAAGCAATATAGCTTTATTACTTAGAGTCTTTATTGAATAACTTCTCTAGAGAATTTCTAGCATCATCTATCTTAGAAACATATCCAACGTTCCTTTCAGGGTTGACTTTGTTTGTAGAGATAACTGATCTTTGAGAAGCATATGCTTTTTCAAAACATTCTTCATAGAACTCAATTGCTCCTTCAGTGAGTTCAGTAATAGTAAGAATATTATGTCTTTCAATGACGAAACAATCTTCACCAGAAAATTTCATCCACATATTAGGAATAACAATGTTTGCTAATACTCCTGGTTGTGGGTTGATAGTATCTTCTTTAATAGTAATAGCATTAGATACCAAGAGAATATCATCATCAGGAATCCACATTACCTGAGCAAGAAGTTCTTCTCCTGATATCAATTTGATTGCTGCGTAAAAATCGTCTCCCATTTGTTATCTGAAATCGATGTTTATAATTTGATAATCAAAGTTTTCTTCATTGTAAATTTTTATTCTCTCAACAAGATGATTCAAAGTATAATTCTTTTTACCATTATTACTAGTAACATCATCAGACACATCATACAAAGTTGCAAGATTTTTTGCCTGACCTTTTCTAAGAACTCTACCAATCGATTGAAGATTTCTAATTCTTGATTTAGAAGGACTAGAAAATATTACATTGTGAAGGTTTTTGATATTGATGCCAGTAGAAAAAGTTCCGTAGGATGCTACAATAATTGCATTATTTTCAGACTCTGTGATTTTTCTCACATCCTCTCTCTCATCAGTATTCACTCCACCATGTATGAAAAATACTTTTCTGTCCTGAGTCTTACTATTATTTAGGAGGTCATAGATAACCTGACCATGGGTAGAAACCCGACTATAAAGAATCAAAGTATTACCATTCAGATCCAATGCCAGATTACTGATAAATTTATTCCTACGATCATTGTTGATAAGGAACTGAATTTCATCTTCATAAGTTTCAAACTTCTGATACTCATGCTTCAATATCAATACTTTGATCTCAAACTTAGAAAGATATCCCTGATCAATAAGTTCTTCTGTGTTGACAATTTTATCTGCTGGGCCAAACAGACCTTCCAATACCCACTTATGAGTCTTGGTTCCATCTAGTGTTCCAGTAAAACCAATCCTATACTTTGCATTATGACACTTAGTCATGATACCAGTCAGTGATTTTGCTTTGAACTGGTGTGCCTCATCACCAATTACAGTAGTAAATTCATCAAAATATTTTTTTGGCATCTTGTAAATAGATTGCCAGGTTGTAATAGTTACATCTTTATCAGATACTTTTTCATATCCTGCATAAATTTTATGGCAATATGATTCAGCGTCCCAACCATAGTCAATAAAATCTTTATACATCTGCTCTACAAGAGATGTAGTAGGAACAACGATTAGAATTTTTTCTCCCTTAGCAACGTGATATCTAACTACAGAGTAAATCATCATTGACTTACCTGATGCTGTTGGTGAGATAATTAGTTTACGATTATTCTTGAGTGCTTGATATACTGCTTTGACTTGATACTCTCTAGGTTTGAAAGATGTGATGGATGTCATGAAAGACTTGACTCCTTCCATGGTTACCATAGGATTTGATTCCAACACGTCACCGTAGTATTTGTTGGATTCAAACTTCATCTTATATTCATGTTCTCCACACCACGTAATCAACCTATCGAGAAGACCACAGTAGATCTCCCCTGTTTGTGGCGAAAATAAACGTATCTTGCCATCCCAATGCTTACTTCTATAAGATGGCATGAACGCTGCTTCAGGAACATCAAATGTAAATTGATCTGATAGTTCGTATTTGATATGTGGTTCACATTCTATTTTCAGATATACTTCATTCTTTTTTGAAATCAATAGTTCGCTCATATCATCCGTATCCTAATGTTAGTTTTTGAAACTCAATTGCGTTCCTAATTTGCCATTGCCTGTCACTGATTTGTTTCAGGATAGACTCTAAGAACAGTACAAGTTGTTCGTAGTAGTCAATCTTTAGTTGTAATTTTTGTATCTTAGGATCACTATCCAGATATCTATCGATGTCTTGCTTTAGAACTTTGAAGTCAAAAGGTTCTGATTCGTATACTTCTGGGTCTGCTTTTCCTGTATAATATTCCCATCTTTTCCTTCTAAGAACTTTCAGATCTGACTCTGACTTCCTTTTCAGCAAGCAGATTTCATTATAAATTTTGAAATATTTTGAATGTAGTGAGGGAATTTTTTTAGATTCGTCACTAAGTTCATCACCCATCTGAGAGTCTTTCTCCCATTTGGTTTGCAAAGATTCAAGATCAATCATTAATGTCAAAGTAAGTGTATTTGAATGCTACTGAAGCATTTAGATATTCTACATCAGATATCTGAGAATCAAATCTCAATGTAGAAAGTGATACTGGGAAACAGTCTTTGAAGTTTACTGTTTTTATTCTATTGTAACTGCTGTTGAGAATAATCAAAGTAATGTCTGATCTCTCATATTTTTCGTTGAAAGTTTTGACTTTGTTAGTTGCAATACGAGAACTGCTGTAAGAATTATCTACTCCTCTTTCAGTAAAATCGTATTCGCCACCATACTTAGGGAACCCCAAAGATCTCATCCAGTTATGAATCTCTAGATAATTTCCCATGTCTTCATCTACCAAGAAATTTACCTCTAGATCTTGGTAATACAGTTCATCACCAGGAATTGGTAGATTCCTAAGTCTTGTTGCTTGTTCTGCAGCAATCATTGAGATCGCTGGAATGTTTGCAGACTGGCAGAAAAATTGAACTTTTGGTGCCTCTTCAATGACGAGATCAAAACCACCTGGTGATAAAAAATTTCTGTTTGTGATTGGTGTGGTTACGTAAGACATTCTCACCTCCTGTTATATAATATTTAGTCCCTCTGTCTCCAGTCTTCTGGTTTGTCTTGCTTGAACCAATCTAGAATTTCCTCAGCACTTGAGAACCCCTTCTTGTAATTAGATGGGTCGGGGTCCCCAATACCCATCTTATTCATAAAATCCTCAATCGTTCCATCCTCAATATCTTGAGCAGCCTGACGACGTGCTTTGTTCAACCAGTCCCTAGCAGTTGTATATCTCTTGGCAATTTTTTCTGCCCAAATCATATCTTCAAGTTTGACTTCTTCCTTGTTAGCGATCTTATTACAGATAAACTCCAATCGTAGTCTGTATTGAGTTGACAGCATATTATTCTTCCGAGAGATAGTGCTCTAATTGATTGATCCGATTGAATTCTTGATACGCCACTTCTGAACGAACGTGAAGTACATCGCGAAGATCATCTAGGATTACAGTTGGGTCAACGTAATCATCCAAATACTTGTCAATTGCTTCTTTCAAATATCTTTTTCTATGCCACTCTTGTGAATATGGTTTGTAGTCCATAACAAAAATAATAAAGTTCTGAAATTATTTAGACATAAAAAAAGGGGTCCTTTCGGACCCCCTAGCACTTCCTTCACACGGAACCTTCATTATATCATAAAAGTATTCTTTTGCATACACACAACAATAATTTATGCCTACAAGTTTATACCCATAAAAAAAAGGGACCCGAAGGTCCCTTGATGATATGTGAACTGATATCACATAAGGTTGCGAACCAAGACTCTTCTGTAGTAACGGTTTGCATTTGCAGCGCCAATACCAGAAGTAGGTTGAGTACCGTCATTGACGGCACCTGTGCTGAATGGGTTTGCTTGCATACCGTAGCGAGTCTTGAAGCCAATCTTGGGCTGGAAGGTGTCCTCACCAACTGCACGAACCATCTGGAGAGGAACGTATGGGCAGTAGAACAGACCAGCGTCATAAGGATTGGAACCCTTATAACCAACGACAAAGTACTGATCGTTGGAAACGTTGGAGGAATATGGGTCAATGTAGACCTTGAACTTGCCGTTGATGGTGCCAGCGAAGGTGCTGCCAGTGTCATCAACATTCAGGTTAGCATTGAGTGCTGGGGTGTAGTCCAGAACGCCTGCCATGGTAAGAGCAGATGCAACGTCAGCAGAGCAGACGATGATGTTGCCCTTTCCTCTACGAGTCTCTTGGGCGATAGCGTTTGCTTCGCGCTCGACTTGGAACAGCAGACCCTTGAACTTCTCAACAGACCAGCGACCGTTTGAATCCAGGTCCAGATCGAAGATGCCAGCAGAGGCAACGTTGTTCTGAGCACCAGGTCTAGCGGTGATGTATACTGAACGGATAACCTCACGGTTGATTTCTGCCAGGATTTCGGTTGACAGAATGTTTGCCAACTCAGCCTCTGCATCCAGACCATGGATAGCACGGAGGTCTTGAGCCAGTTCCAGTGAGTACTCAGCTTTCAGAGCGCGTGAGCGAGCAGTAACAGCAACCTTCTCGATGCTGAATGCCATCTCTCTGAAGTTGGTGCCGCTACCATCGCCAAGTGCTTCAGAGGCTGATGTGGTCATGCCCAGAGCATCACCAGTCAGTTCGTAGGTGCCTGAATCATTCAGGAGACCTGGGTTTGAACCTTCTGCGTCATTGTCTGTTGAAGCTGATGCAGTAGGATCGTAACCAGCAGTACCTGCACCAGAGAAACCAGCGTTAGGCTCATTGAACAGTGCCTCTGCGCCAGCTGGGGTGTTGTAGCGTGAACGCATTGCGAAGATCAGACCCGTAGGACCTGACATTGGCTGAACGCTAGCAATATCATAAGCGATCAGGTTAGGCATCGAACGGCGGATCAGGGAGATCAGCACGGGGTCGAAAGTTCTAACAGCGCCTGTAGGTGCGGTTACGTTTGTAGGTGCCTCGGTGAGCATTTCTGACTCACGGAGGAATTTCTCTTGGTTCTCCAGAAGAACTGCGGTTACGTTTCTTCTGTATGAATCTTTGATCTCGGGGAGATCGTCATGCTTGAGGAGTGGGGCCCACTTCTCTTGAAGGTGTTCGGATTTGAACATTGATCTTTACTCCTTAAAGTTTGTTGCGATTTGTGAGTGAACTTGTTATTATTTAGTAAAAATGATTACTTGAAGCGGGAAACTGCGCGAAGATATGAATCCATACTTGAAGAAACTTCAACCTCTTCTGCCAATACTTCCTGCTCATCAGATTGTGCGACTGGGATCTCTGACTTGAAATATGATTCCTTCAGAGTCTCAATCTTTCCACGGTAGGATTCTTCACTCTCAAACCCAACGCCCTCTACGATTGAGAAGAACTTATCCTTCTGAGTTTCAGTAAGACCGCGAGCAACATCAGTGATGATTGTCTCTTTTACAAGTGTACCGATCTCTTGATTCAAATGAATATTTCTTTCAATCTGTTCGTTGAGCTTTTGCTCCATTTCATCAAGTTTTTCTACCATAGTATCGAATGCATCATATTTATCTTCAGGTACGGTTACATAATGTTCTTCAAAAAGTCCCTTGAGACCTTCCAAGAAGGACTCAGTGACCTCTGACTTGATGCCAGATTCGATAGAAAGGACATTTTGCTCTGCCCATTCTTCAGCGGCATACTGAAGAGTAGCGTCAACTTTCTCTTCGAGTTGTGCCTTTGCTGCAGCAAGCTCTTCTTCAAACTTAGTAGCGTAATGCTCTTCCAGTTCTTCCTGGATAGCATTTACTTTACTGTTGAGTGCTGCCTCAAAAATTGTTTTTGCCTTTTCTTTGAAGTCCTCAGAGAGTGCTTCAGATCCTACAAGAGCATCAACGTCGTCTGAGAAATCAATATTCTCATATGACATTCCTTTCTTGTCAGCGGTAGGCATTGCTTCTGCTTTGCCTGCCTTTGCGTTTGCGGCAGTTTTGGACTGGGATCCGCCTGCGCTCTTCAGTTTAGAAGAGTCGTCGGTGGACTTGTAGTTTTGTGGTGTTGGACCACCAAGATCTTGGATAGCTCCGAGTCCAGTGCCAGGGTCAGCCATTTTTTGCATGGCGTCAGCAGGTTTTGCAGATGCATTAACCTTGTCCTTTACCTGTTTAGGTGTTTCCATTTCTTGTAATTGATTGTCAATGACCTGTTCAGACATTTTTGATACTCCTTAGTTAGGCAAAAATATGGTAATTTCTATATTTATTTATAAAATTATAATCCTCTAATAAACCTTTCAAACGCTTTTATTTTGCGTTCTTGGAGGTTGATTAGAGTAGCATGATCGATTCCATGCTTCAATTCCGCGATTTCTCTTTCTTTGAGAAGACCACCTTCCCAAACCCACTCTTTTCCTTCCATGATACCTTCGACGAAAGCATCAGGAGCGGATGGGTCGGATACGATATCCCCTGCAGTAGCAAGCATAAAGTCTTCACCAACTACATTGTATCCATTTTCACGCTTGAGCGTACCCATTCCTCTAGAAGAAACTCCGAGTTTTACACCTTCATCAAGCAAGTTCTTTGCGATATTGCCCATTGGGGTGTCCAGAAGTTTTGCCTTACCAACGAAGTTTTTACCTTCAGCAGCAAGACTAGTAATTCTGTGAGAAACACGATCGAGATTTACGGTAGGACCATCGGGATGACCGAGTTCTCCTAGCGCACGATTAGTACGGATATACTTCTCGTTATAATTTTTTACTTCTCTATCAAGAACTTGATAGGGATACATTCTCCCATTTCTGTTCGTGATATCGGACTGCAGAAAAACACCTTGAATGTAATGGGATTTTTTACCATCACTTTCTTCAGTGATAAATTCTACCTCGTCATTCAGTTCTGTGATCAGTTTCATCTTGTTCCTCTTCGGGTTCTTGGGTATTGTCTAATGACGCCTCAACATCAGTACCTACTTCCGCTTCCGCTTCAGTATCTACTTCTGTTTCTTCAGGTTCTGCTGGTTCTGCTGCGATAGCATCACCAAACATTTGCTGAGAGATTGCTTGTCTTTTAGCATCGATAATTTCGAGTGCTTTATCAGAAAGCATATCTTTCATACGCTCAACCGCTGATGCATTGTTTTGTGAAATAATTGCATCAATTACTGTAGTTTCCATATCAATTTAAGTGAAATCCAATAGTATTATTTATATAAGTCCTTGTCCTTCTGGTGGTTCAGTCGCGGAACCATTTGCCTCTGGATCCATAGGAACGTCACCTAACGCTCCACCTTCTCCGCCTTGCTGCATTGCCATCATCTCCTCCTCAGAAGGTGGGATGATTCCTGCCTCTTTCTCCTTCTCAATCTGATCGTCCATCTCATCCATCTCCGTATCAGTCTGATGAAGGATCTTAGAACGAACATACTCGACAGAGAAGTATTTGCCAACGTATGGATCTGCAGCAGATGCCAGGTTGATTCTCTCTTGCAGGAGCTCGGACTCTTTGAGTTCTGAGAAGTGATTGTCGTAGATGAAGTCGAACTGGACGTACTCCTTCATATCTTCCCACTCTTCAACGCTAGTGATTCCTTTCAGAATCAATTGCGTCTTCAGCATGTCAATAAAGATTTCGCTAAACTTCTTACGGAGTCTACCGACAAACTTCGTGAACTTGATTTCATCCCTCAGAATTTCTGAAGAACGACCAAGGTTGAATCCACCCTCTGCTTCCATTCTTGAAATGGGAACATTGAGGGAACGATACAGTTTCTTCTTGAAATATTCAACATCAGTCAGTTCTCCAAGGTTCTGTCCACCAGGCAGTGTAGAAATTTCTGTTCCGCGACCACCTTCTCTACGTGGCAACCAGAAGTCCTCAAGCATCGACATATGTTTTTTGTCGTCCTTGATTTCACCTGTGCTTGCATCATAAACAAGTTTATTACGGTAACGTCCCATCACCTCTCTGAGGTATTGTTCTGCTTTTACCTTAGGAAGATTGCCAACATCGATGTAGAAAATACGACGTTCTGGTGCGCGAGACAATCTATAGATTACCAGAGAGTCCTCAATCATACGAAGTTGATTGAGTGCTTTGATTGCTTTATGAAGGTATGAAAGAACCATACCTTTGTTTGCATCAAGAAGACCAGACTGTACAAAGGTGATTGCATCCTTTGCAATTTTGATACCACCACCAGTTGGTGCAGTAGCAGACTTCATTGGGTTCTGCTTCAAACCTTTTGGATTGTAGATGTAATACTCAACTACGTTTCCGTAGTCATACTTGGTATTCAGATCAGTTTTCATCTGATCTGGGTCTTTCTGTACTTCTTTTACAAGTCTAATTTTTTGTGGATCAACATATCTGATCTCCGTAATTCCCTTGGAAGGATCATCAAAGTCAATCATTTTGTGATAATAAAGTCTTCCATCAACGTACCAACGGCGGAAGATTTCATGTGCTTTCTTATCAAAGTTGAGGAGTTTTTTGATGTACTCAAACTCTTCTCTGATGAGTTTCTTTACTTTATTACTTGCGTCCAGATTTGAAAGTTCGATCTGTACGGGACTATCGTATAGATCACTTACAACTGCTTCATTAATAATATCTTCGATAGCACCATCCACCTCAGGGTGAAGTGCCATCTCACGATAACGTCTCAAAAGTTCCTGTTCGTTTTTTCCACCACCTTCTAGATCAACAAAGTATCCATAGTGCCCACCAGCAGCTATGGATACTTGTCCATCATCTTCATTCGGCGGAACAGGAGAGATGGATTTTTTACCACCCCTCTCCTGCTCTGCTCGTTTGATTGAATATCCAAACAATTCAGGCATCTCAAAAAATATATAGATCGAATACTATACCTATTTAGTCAGGTATTAGAAGTTCGCTCCACCGATGGTTTCACCACCTTCAGTGCCTGCCGCTGCTTGCCACCACTGAACTTGGAATTCAACGGTGAACTCTTCGACGGTATCATTGTTGTCGAATGCCAGATCAATCTGCGAAACGTTAGTTGGGAAGATTCCGAAGAACTTGTAAGTTCTCAGGATCTTCTCTGCTCTATCGAGTTGACCAACGAATGCATCAACCTGATATGAGGTTGGATCCTGAACACCGATATTGGTGTAGTTGTTGTTGATCTGGTTTGTCCAAGCTTCCATTGCTGAACGGATCTTGAAGTCAGTGTCGTTGACGATAGTAACAGTCCATGTGTCAAATGTTCTGTCACCAGCAACTTTCAACTGACGACCACGAAAAGGAACTTCTACAACACCAAGGTTGGAAGCAGGCAGCGCCGCTGCCTTGCAAAGGAATCTTGCATCACCCTGAACGCCAGAAGCGTCAGAAAAAGTGAGATTGTCTGGAAGTGAAAGAACCACTTCAAATAAGTTGGGGCGAGCGCCACCACCAGACAACCTCTGTTTGAAGGCGCTGATGTTGACGTTAGCCGCTCCAGTTGTAAATTCTGCCATTGTTTTACTCCGTTATTTTTTTATCGATAAATGGATCGGATCAACCTCTGTTTGCAGCAACGACTTCACTGAAGCTGACTCCCGTGCGGGTAGCAACGAATGTCAGAGTGATGAAGTTAATCGAACGAGCAGGCTTGAGGTAAATGTCTGCTCTAAACTCGTTTGCGTCGATAACAGCTGGAGTGTTGTTAGTCTCGTCGCAAACTACCAGATAGTCAGTAAGACCTCTTCTTGATTGAACATCACGGAGGAAAGGTTCGATGATTTGCGTAAACAGTGTTCTGGTTACAACATCATTGAATTCAAACAGTTGAGCTCTTGCTGCTCTGGAGACTGCCTTCTCAAGAACAAGGAACAGTTTACGAACGTTGATTCTATCGAATGCGCTTCTAACGGAAAGACCAGTCTTGTCTCCGAAGAGTACGGTGCCTTCGCCAGGGAAAGCAGCGACTGGGTTGATTCTGTTGGTATAAAGGGTGTCTCTATGACCCTTTCTTGGATTGAATGCAAGTTTGACAGCGTTGCGGATGTTACCTCTATTCAGACCAGCAGGTGAGAACCAAGGATCAGCAACTGTTGCAGTGTTGACCATCAGACCAGCAACGTCAGCGTTCAGAGGAACGTAACGATACTTGTCATTGAAGCGGTCATACATGTACTTATAACCACTATCGAATACAACATAGGAGCTGCTTCCGAGTTGGTTGAAGAAATCAACAACATTGACAACCTGAACAGATGCTGAGGAAATTCCTACAACAGAACCTCTGAATGGTGAAATGAATCCCATGCAGTCTTTTCTTGCTTCACAGATGGCAATGATTTTCTTAGCATGAGTGATTGCATCGAGTCTGGTGCCGCCAGCAGGACCTTGGATGATGAAGTCAATATCAATTGCTTCTGTATCTTCCAGTTGCTCATATGCAGTCAGCAGTTCACCGACTGTAGGCGCTTGATCATCAGTACCGTTTGCAAATGTCAAACCTACTGAACCAATCAGATCATATCTCAGAGGTGCTGCAACAGTACCGAAGTCAGAAGAACCAATTTGACCATCGGTATCTGTACCTGTACCAGGAGTTGCAATCAGACCAGAGATGTCTGTAACTGTGTAGGATGTGCTCTTAGGATATACATACTCAGACTTTGCCTGAACTACATCGATGAAGTAGTTTGTACCACCCTGTGGAGTTTTAGCACCAGAGACCTTGGAAACATTCAAGAAAGTCTCAAGGATTGTCCCTGAGGTTCCAGTGATCTTACCGTCTACGTCATAGACAGCGATGTGCATTTCGTCGTACTTGACATTCTTGTCAATACCGTATGATGAAGTGCCAGGCTTACCTGCTACTTCGTACCACTTCTTGCCAGCGTAAACATTCTGGAGATCGTACCATTCAGAGATTCCAGAAACTGTTGCTACTGCAGGACTGCCAGCGGTATCGAGGAATGTATCGCCAACGCCAACTTTGTAAGCAGGGAAGATATCAGAGATAACGTCCAGTGCCTTGGTTGCAGTATCCCAGTTGTAAACATACAGGGTGAATACTTGTACTGCTGATGCTGTACCAATAGCTGCGCCACCTGAAGATTCTGCCAGAGCATTACCTACGGCAATTGTTTGACCTGCTTCAAGTCTTGCTCTTACAGTCTTTGTTGCTGAAACAACTGAAGTAACAGTAGCAACCTTAGTTGAACCTACAAACAGTTCGTCTGCTGCTGCCAGACCAGTTACATCTGACATTACAACTTCAACCAGTGATGCCAGAGCATCGCCTTTTGCGAAGGTGTAAGTGTCTGCGTCCAGTGTCAGTCTTTGGTCTGCACCGTAGTCAACAACTGCAACACCCAGGCTGTTACCCAGTGTACCTGCAGTTCTTGAAATAAACTTGTATGTACCTGCGCCCTGTGATACAGTATCTTCCCAGTGCTCAAATGACTTGACCAGTTCACCTGATTGTGAATCGGTAACTGCGTTCAGTTGTGATGCGTCAAGAATTCTGACAACGTAGCATACGCCACCATACTCCAGAAAGTTTGAAACCGAATACCAGTACTCGAAGTTATTGTCGTTTGGAGTACCAAAGATTTCAATAAATTCTGCCTCTGTAGTTACCAGAGTTGGGATGTCGATAGGACCCTTTTCAAAAACTCCGCAGATCGCACCGAAGTTCAAGAATGAAGGATCAATTCCACCTCTTGTAAAATCCCTCTCCTGGACGGCTACCCCTGGAGATGCTAACTTAGCTAATACCATTTTTTGTCTCCTCTGATAAGAGTGTCATGTGTAGATGATCTAAAAATATTTATAATTTTCAACACCTCACTGGTAGTCCCACATGTAACTCATATCACCATATGCATCTGTATGCCATCTGTCACCATTATCATCGACAAAACTGGTATCTTCCAAACCATCAGAGATAAATCCAAATGGTGCCATGTCTTGTTCTAATTGATTCTTCTGTTCATCATAGAGACGCTTCCTGACATCCTGGTCAGTCATTTCTTTAAAATAATCTTGCTGAACCAACCAAGCATAAATGACTAAACACATAGCTAAGTCATCATTACATCCCTCTTCTGCCTGAAAGGATTGATGTTTCTGAATGAATGTAGTTAGTTCACTAATAATCTCATAGTCTTTGAAGATTAGTTTATCTTCTTCAATAACAGCTTTGAGATTTGAACAACCAATCTTCTTGACTGCTTTTGACATCTTGACGCCAAGTTGTGTCTTCTTACCAGAGAATCCTTGTCCAACAATCTGCCCTGCTCTGCCACGCATGGAGCACATAAGAACGTTCTCATATTCAAGATCAAAGTTTAGAATAGAAGCAACCTGATCTCCAATGTCATTTACCTCACATAGGATATATGCATCGTTATATGCCTTTGCCATGTCATGAATGACACTTGGGAAAAGCATTGGTTTGATCTCATTGTTTCTATACTTAGCAACAACTTGATGGGGGAATGTAGTAATATCAAACACTACAAATGCTGAGTAGTCAATACCAACTCCTCTAGCAACGTCCACAGTCATAATATAGTCATGATCTTTTTCAGGATTATTGTAAATATCTAATCCTTTGTTAGACTTGATTGGATCTTCATAAACCAAACTTCTAAGTTTCGATGGATTGATTAGTGTGTCAACAGATCCAAGAAATTCACACTCAAACTCAACTCGGAACTGCTGGTCAGACGTGTTTGCAATAGTCTGTGCTTTCCACTTGGCATCTCTACCAGGAACTTCTGACCAGTGAACTTCTGTTGCTACATATTCATTCTTACCTCGTTCTGCATCATGCCAGTAACGATAAAAATGGTTCATACCATGTGGGGTAGAAACCATAATAACCTTGGTAGATTTACCAGAAGAAATTGTAGGATATACAGATGCGAAGAATTGATCTGCGATGTGGTTTGGGATAAACGCAAATTCGTCCAAGAAAATAATATTGAACGACATACCACGAACAGCAGATGCTGATGTAGATGCAGCAATGATCTTAGAACCATTCTCTAGTTCCATCGATCCTTTGTTGTAAACTACAATACCTTGCTGCATCCATTTAGGAAGGTTCTCATATGCAAGTTGAAGTCTCCCTAAGAGATCTCTCGCAGTAGATGCTTTGTTTGCAAGAATGCCAATGTTTACGTTATCGTTGAAAATTAGATAATGTAACAAGTAAGACACACACGTCGTAGACTTACCAGTCTGTCGTGGCATCTTACAGATGTTGAATCTATTCTCATGAAAATTCCTTACCAGTTTTTCTTGGAAAGGATACATCCTGAATGGGACAAGACCTTCATCAAGAGAAACAATTTGAATATAGTTTCTAGCAAAGTAAACTGGATCGTCTTTACATTTGATAAATTCTGCAACGTTATCTTCAGTCCACTGAATAGCAACGTTCGCTTTCTTTAGATTAGGATTGCCAAGATATACACCATCAGACATACATTATCACCCAAAATAATTTGTTACTTGCTTAGACATTCTGTCACGCAAATCGTTTATTTTTTGCTCATCAAACTTGGCAAAGTTTCCTCGCTTTTCTACTTTTTTATAGTAATGAAGAGCATTTAGAATAATAGTAAAGTCTTCAAAATCCAATTCAAAATCTAACATATTATTTTCTCTGATTTACTGACCAAGTTGATTCCATTCCTACTACTAGTAAGATTACAAATACAAAAACAAAAAGTGCGCTCATTCTACTAGCGTACCGTGGGCACGACGAATCTCTTTCAGTTTTTCTAGATTCATATCTTTGGTGCCTCCATCATAGGCATGAGCATAACCTTCAGTGATCATCTGCTCGTTCAATGATACTTCCTCATCTCCAATATATAACCAACCAAGAAGGCGACCGTACTTACCCATACCGC